TTAATCAAATATGTTCATAGCTTGATGTTTTTTATCAGTATATAAATGAGAGTACGTTTGAATTGTTTCTGTAATGTTAGAGTGCCTCATTAATTCCATTAATAAATACATATCTACACCATTATTAATTAAATAGCTTGCGTACGAGTGTCTTAAATGGTGTATTTTTAGATTCGGGAATACAGATTTAAAATGATACGAATAGGTAACGTATCTAATAGGTTCTAACCCCCCGAATATAAAATAGTTTTCGTCAAAATATTTATATCTTTTAGAAGATTCATTATACATGTTTTTAAGCATCTCTCTAATTAATTTTGGTACAGGTATTATCCCTTTAGAATTTTCTTTTTTTAGATTATATTCAATTTCTCTATTACTTAAATTGATTTTCTTATTTACGTCAATTTCGCCTTTTATTTTATCGTAATCTTTCCACTGCAAAGCTAAAGCTTCGCCTATTCTAAGACCAGAATAAAATAACAGTTTAGTTAGCTGACGAGAAGTATCGTTTGTGATTTGTTCTACTTTTTCATCAAATTCTTCACGAGTGATAAATTTAGCTTGTGGTTTTGTTCTGGGAATAGGAGTTACCGATAATGTGGGGTCGTATAAGAGCTTGTAATGCTTTTTGGCGTAATTGATAACTGCTTTAAAACCTGCCCACACAGATCGTGCATAGCCAACAGAAAGACCTGCATCGTTTAACAAATAATTCCTGAAAGCAGTACATTGCGTAGTAGTGATTTTGCCAATAGGGATATTTCCGAACCTTTCTTTTATGTGAGTATTATATTCTGTAGTTCGCTTTTCTATTGAGCGTGCAGAAAGATTTTCATTTTTTAAACGATTAAAAAATATATATTCAAAGGGTTGATTGTCCGAGTATCCATATTTAACATTTTGTATAAATTCGCTTTCAGCTAGTTTGGCATCTTTCTTACGTTCAAACCCACGCTTCATTTTTCGTTTGTTATTACCGTATACATCTTTATATCTAATGGAAAAATACCATTTACCTGTATTATCATCCTTATATACTGGCATTTTGCTTTTCCCTCCTCAAAATTGGCAAAAAATAATAAGGGTAGGCGGGCTACCCGTGATTTTAGTACTAGGTACTAAATGTGATATAATAAAATAAAAAGTAGGTGATGAAATGTGTGTAAAATTTACTGACGCAGAAATAGCTTATATAAAAGAATCAGTTGAAAATTATAGTAGTGAATTTGATATTTATGACGATGAACAAGAACTTAAATTAAAAATTTATGAACAAATTATGTTAAAAATCAAATCTGAATACAAGGATACCTATTTATTCCGTCTTATTAATTGATTTGGTATATTCTCTTAATATTTTTCCGTTTTCTTGCTTTCCCCTTTCTTATCGCCGTCGTTGCTACCGCATGCACTTAATATTAATGCGCTCGCTAATAATAAACTTAATAATCTTTTCATGTTTTATACCCCTTTATTTGCAATTTGTTTTAATAAATTTATGATTTCATTGTTTTGTTCTATGATTTTGTTTTCATTTTTAAGATGTTCGTCTAACATCTCTATTAAGACGAAATTTTGATTTATCATTTCGTAAGTAAACATCTGACCTGCGTTGTTAGGATTAGAAAACGAACTACTGAAACGTGTTGAAAAGCTGTCTATAAATTGACCAACTTTATTTTTTAACAACATATCTTTACCGCTCTCAGACATTGTATTTAGTTCGCGTTTATTTAAAGTTTTTTCGATGATTTTGTATTTTGTTTCCTGATTTCTTTCGATTTCTTCTACTTCAAAAGGAATATTGTTATTAAATTTTTCGATAATATCACGTTTTTCAGAAATTGACATACGATCAAATACTTGTTTTTGACCTTTATTTAACTTCCCTCGAATTTTTCCGGCAGTCCAAGACTCTTTAACTGTTAACTTATCATTAGGAACTTGATTCATCTTTTATACGACTCCTTTTCTCATATTTCTTTATATTTAAAAACTCTCAACGGCTCAAATGTAATCGAATACTCGCCATAGTGAGTTCCAATACCGTATATCTTCTTATATTGTTCTATTGCCTCCAATATGTATTCTTCGCTTAATTGTAGATACTCAGACAACTCATACAAGTTACGTACGCCATAATTGTAAGCTTCTACAATTTCACGTATCGGTACAGCTGAAGTAAAACCATGTCTACGTGCATAATTTTCGAACTTGCGATTGTTGAATTTCGAGTAATCAGCTATATCACCGTATGTAAGTTTATTATGTGCTAATTCTTCGAAGAGAATTCCTGCCTTTTCTGCATCTGATAAACCACGCTTTATTAAAATTAGATCTCCTAACCATACCCCGTCTAAATTATCTGGAAGTACATCAGCCTCTCTTACTTCAATATAATCATGTTGTATTAAAGTTTCTTCATATAATCCCATCTGATACATCCTTTACTTACGTTTACTTCTTATATAATCTGCATAATCTAAAACTCTTTGCCATTCATCATCTGTCAATTCTCCTTCAAGGTGAGCTGCTCGATGTTGTACTTCATCATCGTTTTCTTCAACCCACCCCATTAAATACGCAGGATTAACATTTAATGCAGTAGCTATACTTTCTATAGTATCGTTTTTTAGATTTTTGATATTTCCGCTTTCATAACGTTGTACAGTAGCTTCAGTTTTACCAATTTTTCTTCCTAGTTCGGCCAAAGTCATACCTTGTTTTTCTCTTGATTGTTTCATTCTTTTTGAAAAGCACATCGTAATACAGCTCCTTTTACTTGATAGTTCTATTATAAGGAAAACTTTCGGCATTTGCAATATTTTTCTAAAAAACTTTCGTAAAATGCTTGACCTCTTTTGCAACATCATGATAAGATTACTTACGTAATGCGAAAGGTGGTGAAAAGAAATGCCTATAGATACTAAACTTTTGAAATCTAAAATGGCTTTGAAAGAACATAACATCAAAACCCTTTCTGAAGAAATTGGTGTCAATAGAGATACTTTATCTAACATGATACACGGGAGAACAAAACCATCCTACCCGGTAATAAATGGTATTTATTTTGCGTTAGAATTGACACCTCAAGAAGGAAGAGATATTTTTTTTAACGAAGACTTACGCAAAAAGAAAGTTTTAACTTAAGGAGGAACAACAAATGGAACAAACAATCAAACAATTTTTAGAATTTAGAAAGCAATTCACACCCGCACAGTGGCACGAAATCAACAGAATTATTGACGGACAATTTAGTAAAAAAGCCGCCGAGCTACAACTCGACGACCAAGATGTTGAGGTTATTAAAAATATTATTACTCAACAAAAGATTATGAAGTAACAATTTGAATAAAAGTTATTCAAAAATCACGAAAGGAAGATACAAAATGATGCTGACCAACACACTACTAGCAATTCACTTTTTCATGAATTTAGCGATATTAATTATGCTCGTAAGAATCGGTAGAGATTAACTTATACTTTTTAAGTTTGTTTATTCGTTGATTAGAAACAATCTTTATAAACGCAGGTTCTAATTCGAATTTATATAAAAACTCTGATGACGAATTAGCTATCATAACTTCTGGTTTATCTAATTGTTTATCGATTGGAGCATGCAAATAACTTGGATTATATATACCGAGAGATGAATATTCATCAGATTCCAATACTACGTTAATAGGTGTTAAAACATTTTTGTTTTTATCTAAAAATATTAATTCTTCTAAAGTATGAGTTCTAGACGAGTCATTAGCGACGACAAAATTTAATTCTACAAAATTATTTTCATAGTAGAAATTAAGATCGCTAATAACAAAACTGAACTTATTTTGAGAACGAGTATAAAAAATTGAGTATGCAGATAGACCTAAAGCTAGAAAAGCTACAACGTTTGAAAACAAAGTAGATTGTATGAATTCCATAAGAATAACCACCTTAAATATTTGATAACAACATTATACACGAAAGGAGCATAAATATTATGCAAGCATTACAAACAAAATCGAACATCGGAGAAATGTTCAATATTCAAGAAAAAGAAAATGGAGAAATCGCAATAAGTGCAAGAGAGTTATATAAAGCTTTGGAAGTTAAAAAGCGTTTTAGCGCTTGGGCAGAAATTAACTTGAAGCATTTCAAAGAAAATAGGGATTTTACAAGTGTACTTACAAGTACGGTTGTTAATAACGGAGCTGTAAGACAACTAGAAGATTATGCTTTAACACTTGATGTAGCTAAACATGTTGCGATGATGTCAGGTACAGAAAAAGGTTTTGATTTTAGAGAGTATTTCATCCAAATTGAAAAAGCATGGAACAGTCCAGAAATGATTATGCAACGTGCTTTAAAAATTGCTAACAACACAATCAATCAATTAGAGACAAAGATTGAACGTGATAAACCAAAAATTGTATTTGCAGATGCAGTAGCTACTACTAAGACATCAATTTTAGTTGGAGAGTTAGCAAAGATCATTAAACAAAACGGTATAAACATCGGGCAACGCAGATTGTTTGAGTGGTTACGTCAAAACGGATTCCTTATTAAACGCAAGGGTGTGGATTATAACATGCCTACACAGTATTCAATGGAACGTGAGTTATTCGAAATTAAAGAAACATCAATCACACATTCGGACGGTCACACATCAATTAGTAAGACGCCAAAAGTAACAGGCAAAGGACAACAATACTTTGTTAATAAGTTTTTAGGAGAAAAATAAAAATCTTAATAGGAGGAATTATCAATGAACACACTATACAAAACAACCCTCCTCATCACAATGGCAGTTGTGACGTGGAAGGTTGTAAAGATTGAGAAAAACACAAGATTTAAACTTAGAAATTTTGATTATCCAAAAATTAATAATGCTCAGAGCAAATCATTGTTGGATATTGCTAGTCACGATCTAAAAGATATTTAACTGTATTCAAAATTTTCATATCTTGTTGAGCTTTTAAGCTTTCGTATAAAGCTATTGAATAAATAATTTCGTAAGATACGTTTTCAGGAGCATCTTCTTTCAACTTATTTATTCTATCTCTAAAAAAGTCACTGTCACCACCGAATTCTTTTTCGGCTTGATTACTAAGTTCACCAAAGAAATTTTGAAAATCATTAAATTCCATACTTATCACCTCCTTTCACTAGGAGATAACTAAATTATACACAACACAAAAATAAAAAGGAGGAATAGATATGATAAAAAATAGTTTGCAAGCTAAAGAACTTGCAGTAATTTTATCTGTTTCTAAATCCAAAGCAGGACAAATAATAAGAGAACTGAATAAAGAGCTTGAAGACGAAGGTTACATTGCGATTCGAGGCAGAATACCAGTCCAATTAGCTAGAGAAAAATTCCCTTATCACGGCTTGTCAGACGAGAGAATAATGGAGGCGTTGAAAAAAGAAAATGAGTAACATTTATAAAAGCTATCTATTAGCAGTATTATGCTTCACAGTCTTAGCGATTGTACTCATGCCGTTTCTATACTTCACTACAGCGTGGTCAATTGCGGGATTCGCAAGTATCGCAACATTCATATTTTATAAAGAATACTTTTATGAAGAATAAAAAACTGCTACTTGCGCCAACAAGTAACAGTATCAAACAAAACACTTAAGAAAAAATTCATGTTCAATATAAAACGAAAAACGGAGGAAGTCAAGATGTATTACGAAATAGGCGAAATCATACGCAAAAATATTCATGTTAACGGATTCGATTTTAAGCTATTCATTTTAAAAGGTCATATGGGCATATCAATACAAGTTAAAGATATGAACAACGTACCAATTAAACATGCTTATGTCGTAGATGAGAATGACTTAGATATGGCATCAGACTTATTCAACCAAGCAATAGATGAATGGATTGAAGAGAACACAGACGAACAGGACAGACTAATTAACTTAGTCATGAAATGGTAGGAGGTCGCTATGAAGCAGACTGTAACTTACATCATCCGTCATAGGGATATGCCAATTTATATAACTAACAAACCAACTGATAACAATTCAGATGTTAGTTACTCCACAAATAGAAATAGAGCTAGGGAGTTTAACGGTATGGAAGAAGCGAGTATCAATATGGATTATCACAAAGCAATCAAGAAAACAGTGACAGAAACTATTGAGTACGAGGAGGTAGAACATGACTGAGGAAAAACAAGAACCACAAGAAAAAGTAAGCATACTCAAAAAACTAAAGATAAATAATATCGCTGAGAAAAATAAAAGGAAATTCTATAAATTTGCAGTATACGGAAAAATTGGCTCAGGAAAAACCACGTTTGCTACAAGAGATAAAGACGCTTTCGTCATTGACATTAACGAAGGTGGAACAACGGTTACTGACGAAGGATCAGACGTAGAAATCGAGAACTATCAACACTTTGTTTATGTTGTAAATTTTTTACCTCAAATTTTACAGGAGATGAGAGAAAACGGACAAGAAATCAATGTTGTAGTTATTGAAACTATTCAAAAACTTAGAGATATGACATTGAATGATGTGATGAAAAATAAGTCTAAAAAACCAACGTTTAATGATTGGGGAGAAGTTGCTGAACGAATTGTCAGTATGTACAGATTAATAGGAAAACTTCAAGAAGAATACAAATTCCACTTTGTTATTACAGGTCATGAAGGTATCAACAAAGATAAAGATGATGAAGGTAGCACTATCAACCCTACTATCACTATTGAAGCGCAAGAACAAATTAAAAAAGCTATTACTTCTCAAAGTGATGTGTTAGCTAGGGCAATGATTGAAGAATTTGATGATAACGGAGAAAAGAAAGCTAGATATATTCTAAACGCTGAACCTTCTAATACGTTTGAAACAAAGATTAGACATTCACCTTCAATAACAATTAACAATAAGAAATTTGCAAATCCTAGCATTACGGACGTAGTAGAAGCAATTAGAAATGGAAACTAAAAATTAATTAAAAGGACGGTATTTAATTATGAAAATCACAGGACAAGCGCAATTTACTAAAGAAACAAATCAAGAAAAGTTTTATAACGGCTCAGCAGGGTTTCAAGCTGGAGAATTCACAGTGAAAGTTAAAAATATTGAATTCAATGATAGAGAAAATAGATATTTCACAATCGTATTTGAAAATGATGAAGGCAAACAATATAAACATAATCAATTTGTACCGCCGTATAAATATGATTTCCAAGAAAAACAATTGATTGAATTAGTTACTCGATTAGGTATTAAGTTAAATCTTCCTAGCTTAGATTTTGATACCAATGATCTTATTGGTAAGTTTTGTCACTTGGTATTGAAATGGAAATTCAATGAAGATGAAGGTAAGTATTTTACGGATTTTTCATTTATTAAACCTTACAAAAAGGGCGATGATGTTGTTAACAAACCTATTCCGAAGACAGATAAGCAAAAAGCTGAAGAAAATAACGGGGCACAACAACAAACATCAATGTCTCAACAAAGCAATCCATTTGAAAGCAGTGGCCAATTTGGATATGACGACCAAGATTTAGCGTTTTAAGGTGTGGTTTAAATGCAATACATTACAAGATACCAGAAAGACAATGACGGCACTTATTCCGTCGTTGCTACTGGTGTTGAACTTGAACAAAGTCACATTGACTTACTAGAAAACGGATATCCACTAAAAGCAGAAGTAGAGGTTCCGGACAATAAAAAACTATCTATAGAACAACGCAAAAAAATATTCGCAATGTGTAGAGATATAGAACTTCACTGGGGCGAACCAGTAGAATCAACTAGAAAATTATTACAAACAGAATTGGAAATTATGAAAGGTTATGAAGAAATCAGTCTGCGCGACTGTTCTATGAAAGTTGCAAGGGAGTTAATAGAACTGATTATAGCGTTTATGTTTCATCATCAAATACCTATGAGCATAGAAACAAGCAAGTTGTTAAGCGAAGATAAAGCACTATTATATTGGGCTACAATCAACCGCAACTGTGTAATATGCGGAAAGCCTCACGCAGACTTAGCGCATTATGAAGCAGTTGGCAGAGGTATGAACAGAAACAAGATGAATCACTATGACAAACATGTATTAGCGTTATGTCGCGAACATCACAACGAGCAACATGCGATTGGTGTTAAGTCGTTTGATGATAAATATCACTTGCATGACTCGTGGATAAAAGTTGATGAGAGGCTCAATAAAATGCTGAAAGGAGAGAAAAATGAATGAATAGACTAAGAGTAATAAAAATAGCACTCCTAATCGTCATCTTGGCGGAAGAGATTAGAAGCGCTAAAAAAATTAAAAAATTTACCCCTGAGGATTCTAAAGGTTTTCCTGATATAACAAAAGATTCAATAAAAGAACCTAAATAAAAATATTATGGTTGATAAAATCCCATTGTTCTTTTGTTAACCACCCTTGTTTGTTATTGACTATTTCTGTAACAAACAGCTTATCTCCAGAATCGAGATAAGGTTTCAACTTTTCTATCATTTCTGAAGTTGATAAAGAAGAACGGAATAAAAATGAAGATTTCCAATAATTGCAATGACCATTAGAAATTTCCTTTTTTATAACATTTCTCAATTCCTCATATTTTTGTCCGGGTGAGTTTAAATCATATGTTAACATATAAGGTTTTTCCATATTTTATTCACCCCCAATCTAACGCAGTAGCGATAACAAAATTATACCAGAAAGGAGATAACGAAATGGCAACATTTAGAGTTTACAAAGAATCAGGTAACTTTGTCACAGTACACAAAGATTTTATACATGATTCTAATATAAGTTGGAAGGCTAAAGGTATTCTACTTTATTTGTTAAGTCGACCTGATAACTGGCAAATTTACGAAACAGAACTAGAGCAACATTCAACTGATGGACTTAGCGGTTTAAAGAGTGGAATCAAGGAACTGGAAGAAATTGGATACATTCAACGTAGTAGAAAACGTGATAAAAGTGGTAGGTTAAATGGTTATGAGTACTTAGTATATGAGCAACCGCACCACATTCGATTTTCCAACGTTGGAAAAACCGTTAACGGTAAAACCAACAATGGAAAAACCGTTAATGGTAAATCGCATACTACTAATAATAATAGTACTAATAATGATTTAACTAATAATAACAATACTAATAATGAAGGAAGTATATTGTCGGGCAACCCGACGGTGTCTTCCATTCCCTATAAAGAAATTATCGAATACTTAAATAAAAAAGCAGGAAAGCATTTTAAACATAATACAGCTAAAACAAAAGATTTTATTAAAGCAAGATGGAATCAAGATTTTAGGTTGGAGGATTTTAAAAAGGTGATTGATATCAAAACAGCTGAGTGGCTAAACACGGATAGCGATAAATACCTTAGACCAGAAACACTTTTTGGTAATAAATTTGAGGGATACCTCAATCAAAAAGCAGAACCAACTGGCATAGATCAATTGGAACGTATGAAGTACGACGAAAGTTATTGGGATTAGGGGGGATATTATGAAACCACTATTCAGTGAAAAGATAAACGAAAGTTTGAAAAAATATCAACCTACTCATGTCGAAAAAGGATTGAAATGTGAGAGATGTGGAAGTGAATACGACTTATATAAGTTCGCTCCTACTAAAAAACACCCGGATGGTTACGAGTATAAAGACGGTTGCAAATGTGAAATCTATGAGGAATATAAGCGAAACAAGCAACGGAAGATAAACAACATATTCAATCAATCAAACGTTAATCCGTCTTTAAGAGATGCAACAGTAAACAACTACAAGCCACAAAATGAAAAACAAGTACACGCTAAACAATCAGCAATAGAGTATGTACAGGGTTTCTCTACAAAAGAACCAAAATCATTAATATTTCAAGGTTCATATGGAACTGGTAAAAGCCACCTAGCATACGCTATCGCAAAAGCAGTTAAAGCTAAAGGGCATACAGTTGCTTTTATGCATATACCAATGTTGATGGATCGTATCAAAGCGACATACAACAAAAATGCAGTAGAGACTACAGACGAACTAGTCAAATTACTTAGTGAGATTGATTTACTTGTACTAGATGATATGGGTGTAGAAAACACAGAACACACTATAAATAAACTTTTCAGCATTGTTGATAACAGAGTAGGTAAAAACAACATCTTTACAACTAACTTTAGTGATAAAGAACTAAATCAAAATATGAACTGGCAACGTATAAATTCGAGAATGAAAAAAAGAGCAAGAAAAGTAAGAGTAATCGGAGACGATTTCAGGGAGCGAGATGCGTGGTAATCACAAAACAAAATATAAAAGAAATATTACATTGTAGAGATGTATATGCTCAAAAGATGATTGATTTTGCAAACGGAGACCAAGAGAAACTTAAAAAACTTATTGATGATAAGTTGAAAGAAAAAGAAGAAAGACCCGCTATCGTCGAATATTAAGGAGTGTTAAAAATGCCGAAAGAAAAATATTACTTATACCGAGAAGATGGCACGGAAGATATTAAGGTCATCAAGTATAAAGACAACGTAAATGAAGTTTATTCGCTCACAGGAGCCCATTTCAGCGACGAAAAGAAAATTATGACTGATAGTGACCTAAAACGATTCAAGGGCGCTCACGGGCTTCTATATGAGCAAGAGCTAGGTTTACAAGCAACGATATTTGATATTTAGAGGTGGATGATGAGTAAATACAACGCTAAGAAAGTTGAGTACAAAGGAGTTGTATTTGATAGCAAAGTAGAGTGTGAATATTACCAATATTTAGAAAGTAATATGAATGGCACTAACTATGATCATATCGAAATACAACCGAAATTTGAATTATTACCAAAATTAGATAAACAACGAAAGATTGAATATATTGCAGACTTCGCGTTATATCTCGATGGCAAACTGATTGAAGTTATCGACATTAAAGGTATGCCAACCGAAGTAGCAAAACTTAAAGCTAAAATTTTCAGACATAAATATAGAAACATAAAACTCAATTGGATATGTAAAGCACCTAAGTACACAGGCAAAACATGGATTACTTACGAGGAATTAATTAAAGCAAGACGAGAACGCAAAAGAGAAATGAAGTGATCTAATGCAACAACAAGCATATATAAATGCAACGATTGATATAAGAATACCTACAGAAGTTGAATATAAGCATTTTGGTGATGTGGATAACGAAAAAGATGCGCTGGCAAAGCGCTTAGATAACAATCCGGACGAATTACTAAAATATGACAGCATAACAATAAGACATGCATATATAGAGGTGGAATAAATGAGTATCGTAAAGATTAACGGTAAACCGTATAAATTTACCGAACATGAAAATGAATTGATAAAAAAGAATGGTTTAACTCCAGGAATGGTTGCAAAAAGAGTACGAGGTGGCTGGGCGTTGTTAGAAGCCTTAAACACACCTTATGGCATGCGCTTAGCTGAGTATAAAGAAATTGTGTTATCCAGAATTATGCAACGAGAGGCTAGAGAACGTGAAATAGCTAGACAACGACGTAAAGAGGCTGAATTACGTAAGAAGAAGCCACATTTGTTTAATGTACCTCAGAAACATTCACGTGATCCGTACTGGTTTGATAATACTTATAACCAAATGTTCAAGAAGTGGCAGGAAGTATAAATGCCTAAAACCGATAGCGCATGTAAAGAATACTTAAACCAATTTTTCGGCTCTAAGAGATATCTGTATCAGGATAACGAACGAGTGGCACATATCCATGTAGTGAATGGCACTTATTACTTTCACGGGCATATCGTACCAGGTTGGCAAGGCGTTAAAAAGACATTTGATACTGCTGAAGAGCTCGAAATATATATAAAGCAACATGGTTTGGAATACGAGGAACAGAAGCAACTAACTTTATTTTAGAGGAGATATAAACAATAAAATTTTATGGAGGATGACACAAATGGATAACCGTGAACAAATAGAACAATCAGTGATCAGTGCTAGTGCGTATAACGGCAATGACACAGAGGGATTGATAAAAGAGATTGAGGACGTGTATAAGAAAGCACAAGCGTTTGATGAAATACTTGAGGGAATGACAAATGCTATTCAACATTCAGTTAAAGAAGGTATTGAACTTGATGAAGCAGTAGGGATTATGACGGGGCAAGTTGTCTATAAATATGAGGAGGAACAGGAAAATGACTAACACATTACAAGTAAAACTATTATCAGAAAATGCTAGAATGCCCGAACGAAATCATAAGACGGATGCAGGTTATGACATATTCTCAGCTGAAACTGTCGTACTTGAGCCACAAGAAAAGGCAGTGATCAAAACAGATGTAGCTGTAAGCATACCAGAGGGCTATGTCGGACTATTAACTAGCCGTAGTGGTGTAAGTAGTAAAACGCATTTAGTGATTGAAACAGGCAAGATAGACGCGGGATATCATGGTAATTTGGGGATTAATATCAAGAATGATGCACAAGTATATTTAACAACTAACGAACAGTGTTTTGATATACAAGGAGAAATGGAAAATTCTTTTGTAAATAATGCTAAGAAAAAACCTTTTACTATAAATGATTATTACGAAATATATAAAGGCGACAAACTAGCTCAATTGGTTATCGTGCCTATATGGACACCTGAACTAAAGCAAGTGGAGGAATTCGAGAGTGTTTCAGAACGTGGAGCAAAAGGCTTCGGAAGTAGCGGAGTGTAAAGACATCTTAGATCGAGTCAAGGAGGTTTTGGGGAAGTGACGCAATACTTAGTCACAACATTCAAAGATTCAACAGGACGCAAGCATACACACATAACTCGAGCTAAAAGCAATCAAAGGTTTACAGTTGTTGAGGCAGAGAGTAAAGAAGAAGCGAAAGAGAAATATGAGTCACAAAATACACCTATTGTTTACTACACTAATAATTCTAAAGTGACCTTATTCGAAAGACCTAGTGAAGAAGTATTAGGTTCTTTGTTCGAAAAGAAATAAAATCATTAAAGAGGGGAGATAATAATGTTTAATACACCTAAAATGAAATTACCAGAAAAGCACACCGAGGTATTTAAGACGTATAAAAATGGAACGCCAGAAGAAAAAGCTGAGATTGAAGGCTGTTTTATTAAAACTGTTAAAGATGAAGATAGTGAATTTTACAGCCCTATGTTAGCCAGTCTAAATGAACAACAGTTAAAGAGTATGTTGAGACAGGTACTTTTTTTGATTGATACAGGAGATGACAATGATGATTAAACAAATATTAAGACTAATATTCTTACTAGCAATGTATGAGCTAGGTAAGTATGTAACGGAGCAAGTATATATTATGATGACGGCTAATGATGATGTAGAGGCGCCGAGTGATTACGTCTTTCGAGCGGAGGTGAGTGAATAATGAGAATATTTATTTATGATTTGATCGTTTTGCTGTTTGCTTTCTTAATATCCATATATATTATTGATGATGGAGTGATAATAAATGCATTAGGAATTTTTGGTATGTATAAAATTATAGATTCCTTTTCAGAAAATATTATAAAGAGGTAGATAAAAATGAACGAGCAAATAATAGGAAGCATATATACTTTAGCAGGAGGTGTTGTGCTTTATTCAGTTAAAGAGATTTTTAGGTATTTTACAGATTCTAACTTACAACGTAAAAAAATCAATTTAGAACAAATATATCCGATATATTTAGATTGTTTTAAAAAGGCTAAAAAGATGATTGGAGCTTATATTATTCCAACAGAACAGCATGAATTTTTAGATTTTTTTGATATTGAAGTCTTTAATAATTTAGATAAGCAAAGTAAAAAAGCGTATGAAAATGTTATTGGATTTAGACAAATGATTAATTTATCAAATAGAGTTAAGGCAATGGAAGATTTTAAGATGAGTTTCAACAATGAATTTAGTACAAATCAGATTTTTTTTAATCCTTCTTTTGTTATGGAAACAATTGCTATTATAAATGAATATCAAAAAGATATATCTTATTTAAAAAATATAATTAATAAAATGAATGAAAATAGAGCTTATAATCATATTGATAGTTTTATCACTTCAGAGTACCGACGAAAAATAAACGATTATAATCTTTATCTTGATAAATTTGAAGAACAGTTTAGTCAAAAGTTTAAAATAAACAGAACTTCGATAAAAGAAAGAATTATTATTAATTTAAACAAGAGGAGATTTAAATGATGTGGATTACTATGACTATTGTATTTGCTATATTGCTATTAGTTTGTATCAGTATTAATAGTGATCGTGCAAGAGAGATACAAGCACTCAGATATATGAATGATTATCTACTTGATGAAGTAGTTAAAACTAAAGGATACAACGGGTTAGAAGAATACAGGATTGAATTGAAGCGAATGAATAACGATATTAAAAAGTAATTTATATTATCGGAGGTATTGCATTGAATGATAAAGATTGAGAAACACGATATCAAAAAGCTTGAAGAATACATTCAGCACATCGATAACTATCGAAGAGAGTTGAAGATGCGAGAATATGAATTACTTGAAAGTCATGAACCAGATAATGCGGGAGCTGGCAAAAGTAATTTGCCGGGTAACCCGATTGAACGATGTGCAATAAAGAAGTTTAGTGATAACAGGTACAATACATTAAGAAATATAGTTAACGGTGTAGATAGATTGATAGATGAAAGTGATGAGGATACGCTTGAGTTATTAAGGTTTAGATATTGGGATTGTCCTATTGGTTGTTATGAATGGGAAGATATAGCACATTACTTTGGTACAAGTAAGACAAGTATATTACGTAGAAGGAATGCACTGATCGATAAGTTAGCAAAATATATTGGTTATGTGTAGCGGACTTTTACCCTATGTAAGTCCGCATTAAAACAGTTTATTATGTTAGTATCAGATTAATATTTAAAGTTATTAACTGCTAATACGACGCATGAACAAGAGGCGCATCACTATGTGATGTGTCTTTTTATTTATGAGGTATGAACATGTTCAAACTAATAGTAAATACATTACTACACATCAAGTATAGATGCGTCTTGATACTACTTAAGTTATATAAGGTGAAACATTATGATGACTAAAGACGAACGTATACGATTCTATAAGTCTAAAGAATGGCAAATAACAAGAAAAAGAGTGCTAGAAAGAGATAATTATGAATGTCAACAATGTAAGAGAGACGGCAAGTTAACGACATATGACAAAAGCAAGCGTAAGTCGTTGGATGTAGATCATATATTATCGCTAGAACATCATCCGGAGTTTGCTCATGACTTAAACAATTTAGAAACACTGTGTATTAAATGTCACAACAAAAAAGAAAAGAGATTTATAAAAAAAGAAAATAAATGGAAAGACGAAAAATGGTAAATACCCCCGGGTCAAAAAAATCAAAAGAGATCAAAATGCTTGGGGAACGGTTAGGGAGTAAACTTCGCGATAATTTTAAAAATCCATGTACAACCCCCCTCTTATAACCATTTTAAGGCAGGTGATGAAATGGAGATTATAGTTGATGAAAACTTAGTGCTTAAAGAAAAAGAAAGGCTGCAAGTATTATATAAAGACATACCTAGCAATAAATTAAAAGTAGTTGATGGTTTAATTATTCAAGCAGCAAGGCTACGTGTAATGCTTGATTACATGTGGGAAGACATAAAAGAAAAAGGTGACTATGATTTATTTACTCAATCTGAAAAGGCACCACCATATGAAAGAGAAAGACCAGTAGCTAAACTGTTTAATGCTAGAGATGCTGCATATCAAAAAATAATCAAACAATTATCGGATTTATTGCCCGAAGAGAAAGAAGACACAGAAACGCCATCTGATGATTACCTATGATTAGTAATAAATACGTTGATGAATATATAAATTTGTGGAAACAAGGAAAGATAATTTTAAATAAAGAAAGAATTGATCTCTTTAATTATCTACAAACACATATATATTCACGAGATGATGTATATTTTGATGAACAGAAAATCGAGGATTGTATCAAATTTATTGAAAAATGGTATTTTCCAACATTACCATTTCAAAGGTTTATCATAGCTAATATATTTCTTATAGATAAAAATACAGATGAAGCTTTCTTTACAGAATTTGCTATTTTCATGGGACGTGGAGGCGGGAAAAACGGTCTAATAAGTGCTATTAGTGATTTTCTTTCTACGCCCTTACACGGAGTTAAAGAATATCACATCTCCATTGTTGCTAATAGTGAAGATCAAGCAAAAACATCGTTTGATGAAATCAGAACCGTTTTAATGGATAACAAACGAAATAAGACGGGTAAAACGCCAAAAGCTCCTTATGAAGTTAGTAAAACAGAAATAATAAACCGTGCAACTAAATCGGTTATTCGATATAACACATCAAACACAAAAACCAAAGACGGTGGACGTGAGGGGTGTGTTATTTTTGATGAAATTCATTATTTCTTTGGTCCTGAAATGGTAAACGTCAAACGTGGTGGATTAGGTAAAAAGAAAAATAGAAGAACGTTTTATATAAGTACTGATGGTTTTGTTAGAGAGGGTTATATCGATGCAATGAAGCACAAAATTGCAAGTGTATTAAGTGGCAAGGTTAAAAATAGTAGATTGTTTGCTTTTTATTGTAAGTTAGACGATCCAAAAGAAGTTGATGACAGACAGACGTGGGAAAAGGCGAACCCAATGTTACATAAACCGTTATCAGAATACGCTAAAACACTGCTAAGCACGATTGAAGAAGAATATAACGATTTACCATTCAACCGTTCAAATAAGCCCGAATTCATGACTAAGCGAATGAATTTGCCTGAAGTTGACCTTGAAAAAGTAATAGCACCATGGAAAGAAATACTAGCGACTAATAGAGAGATACCAAATTTAGATAATCAAATGTGTATTGGTGGTTTAGACTTTGCAAACATTCGAGATTTTGCAAGTGTAGGGCTATTATTCCGAAAAAACGATGATTACATTTGGTTAGGACATTCGTTTGTAAGACAAGGGTTTTTGGATGATGTCAAATTAGAACCTCCTATTAAAGAATGGGAAAAAATGGGATTATTGACCATTGTCGATGATGATGTCATTGAAATTGAATATATAGTTGATTGGTTTTTAAAGGCTAGAGAAAAATATGGGCTTGAAAAAGTCATAGCTGATAATTATAGAACTGATATTGTAAGACGTGCGTTTGAGGATGCTGGCATAAAACTTGAAGTACTTAGAAATCCAAAAGCAATACATGGATTACTTGCACCACGTATCGATACAATGTTTGCGAAACATAACGTAATATATGGAGACAATCCTTTGATGCGTTGGTTTACTAATAATGTTGCTGTAAAAATCAAGCCGGATGGAAATAAAGAGTATATCAAAAAAGATGAAGTCAGACGTAAAACGGATGGATTTATGGCATTTGTTCATGCGTTATATAGAGCAGACGATATAGTAGACAAAGACATGTCTAAAGCGCTTGATGCATTAATGAGTATAGATTTCTAATAGAGGAGGTGAGACATGAGTATTCTAGAAAAGATATTTAAAACTAGGAAAGATATATCATATATGCTTGATTTAGATATGATAGAAGATCTATCACAACAAGCGTATGTGAAACGTTTAGCGATTGATAGTTGTATTGAATTTGTTGCGCGTGCTGTCGCTCAAAGTCATTTTAAAGTATTGGAAGGTAATAGAATTCAAAAGAATGATGTTTACTACAAGTTAAATATAAAACCAAATACTGACTTATCAAGCGATAGTTTTTGGCAACAAGTTATATATAAACTAATTTACGATAACGAGGTTTTAATCGTAGTAAGTGACAGCAAAGAATTACTTATCGCAGATAGCTTTTACAGAGAAGAGTATGCTTTGTATGATGATATATTCAAAGATGTAACGGTTAAAGATTATACTTATCAACGTACTTTCACAATGCAAGAGGTCATATATTTAAAGTACAACAACAATAAAGTGACACACTTTGTAGAAAGTCTATTCGAAGATTACGGGAAAATATTCGGAAGAATGATAGGTGCACAATTAAAAAACTATCAAATAAGAGGGATTTTGAAATCTGCCTCTAGCGCATATGACGAAAAGAATATAGAAAAATTACAAGCGTTCACAAATAAATTATTCAATACTTTTAATAAAAATCAACTAGCAATCGCGCCTTTGATAGAAGGTTTTGATTATGAGGAATTATCTAATGGTGGTAAGAATAGTAACATGCCTTTTTCTGAATTGAGTGAGCTAATGAGAGATGCAATAAAAAATGTTGCGTTGATGATTGGTATACCTCCAGGTTTGATTTACGGAGAAACAGCTGATTTGGAAAAAAACACGCTTGTATTTGAGAAGTTCTGTTTAACACCTTTATTAAAAAAGATTCAGAACGAATTAAACGCGAAACTCATAACTCAAAGCATGTATTTGAAAGATACAAGAATAGAAATTGTCGGTGTGAATAAAAAAGACCCACTTCAATATGCTGAAGCAATTGACAAACTTGTAAGTTCTGGTTCATTTACAAGGAATGAGGTGCGGATTATGTTAGGTGAAGAACCATCAGACAATCCTGAATTAGACGAATACCTGATTACTAAAAACTACGAAAAAGCTAACAGTGGTGAAAATGATGAAAAAGAAAAAGATGAAAACACTTTGAAAGGTGGTGATGAAGATGAAAGTGGAGATTAAAGGCGTCATCGTTTCCAACGAAGATAAATGGGTTTACGAAATGCTTGGTATGGATTCGACTTGTCCTAAAGATGTTTTAACACAACTAGAATTTAGTGATGAAGATGTTGATATTATAATTAACTCAAATGGTGGTAACCTAGTAGCTGGTAGTGAAATATATACACATTTAAGAGCTCATAAAGGCAAAGTGAATGTTCGTATCACAGCAATAGCAGCAAGTGCGGCATCGCTTATCGCAATGGCTGGTGACCACATCGAAATGAGTCCGGTTGCTAGAATGATGATTCACAATCCTTCAAGTATTGCGCAAGGAGAAGCGAAAGATCTAAATCATGCTGCAGAAACATTAGAACATGTTGGTCAAATAATGGCTGAGGCATATGCGGTTAGAGCTGGTAAAAACAAACAAGAACTTGTAGAAATGATGGCTAGGGAAACGTGGCTAAATGCTGATGAAGCCATTGAACAAGGTTTTGCGGATAGTAAAATGTTTGAAAACGACAATATGCAAATTGTAGCAAGCGATACACAAGTGTTATCGAAAGATGTATTAAATCGTGTAACAGCTTTGGTAAGTAAAACGCCAGAGGTTAACATTGATATTGACGCAATAGCAAATAAAGTAATTGAAAAAATAAATATGAAAGAAAAGGAATCAGAAATCGATGTTGCAGATAGTAAATTATCAGCAAATGGATTTTCAAGATTCCTTTTTTAATACAAAAATAGGAGGTCATAAAATGACTATAAATTTATCGGAAACATTCGCAAATGCGAAAAACGAATTTATTAATGCAGTAAACAACGGTGAACCGCAAGAAAGACAAAATGAATTGTACGGTGACATGATTAACCAACTATTTGAAGAAACTAAATTACAAGCAAAAGCAGAAGCTGAAAGAGTTTCTAGTTTACCTAAATCAGCACAAACTTTGAGTGCAAACCAAAGAAATTTCTTTATGGATATCAATAAGAGTGTTGGATATAAAGAAGAAAAACTTTTACCAGAAGAAACAATTGATAGAATCTTCGAAGATTTAACAACGAATCATCCATTATTAGCTGACTTAGGTATTAAAAATGCTGGTTTGCGTTTGAAGTTCTTAAAATCCGAAACTTCTGGCGTGGCTGTTTGGGGTAAAATCTATGGTGAAATTAAAGGTCAATTAGATGCTGCGTTCAGTGAAGAAACAGCAATTCAAAATAAATTGACAGCGTTTGTTGTTTTACCAAAAGATTTAAATGATTTTGGTCCTGCGTGGATTGAAAGATTTGTTCGTGTTCAAATCGAAGAAGCATTTGCAGTGGCGCTTGAAACTGCGTTCTTAAAAGGTACTGGTAAAGACCAACCAATCGGCTTAAACCGTCAAGTACAAAAAGGTGTATCGGTAACTGAGGGTGCTTATCCAGAGAAAGAAGAACAAGGTACGCTTACATTTGCTAATCCGCGCGCTACGGTTAATGAATTGACGCAAGTGTTTAAATACCACTCAACTAACGAGAAAGGTAAATCAGTAGCGGTTAAAGGTAATGTAACAATGGTTGTTAATCCGTCCGATGCTTTTGAGGTTCAAGCACAGTATACACATTTAAATGCAAATGGCGTATATGTTACTGCTTTACCATTTAATTTGAATGTTATCGAGTCTACAGTCCAAGAAGCAGGTAAGGTTTTAACGTACGTTAAAGGTTTATATGATGGTTATTTAGCTGGTGGTATTAATGTTCAGAAATTTAAAGAAACACTTGCGTTAGATGATATGGATTTATACACTGCAAAACAATTTGCTTACGGCAAAGCGAAAGATAATAAAGTTGCTGCTGTTTGGAAATTAGATTTAAAAGGACATAAGCCAGCTTTAGAAGGTACCGAAGAAACACTATAAAATTTTATGAGGTGATAAAATGGTGAAATTTAAAGTTGTTAGAGCTTTTAAAGACATAGAGCACAATCAACACAAGTACAAAGTAGGGGAGTTGTATCCAGCTGAAGGGTATAACAATCCTCGTGTTGAATTGTTGACAAATCAAATCAAAAATAAGTACGACAAAGTTTATATCGTACCTTTAGATAAGCTGACAAAACAAGAATTATTAGAACTATGCGAATCATTACAAAAAAAAGCGTCTAGTTCAATGGTTAAAAGTGAAATCGTCGACTTATTGAATGGTGAAGACAATGACGATTGATGATTTGCTTGTCAAATTTAAATCACTTGAAAAGATTGACCATAATTCAGAGGATGAGTACTTAAAGCAGTTGTTAAAAATGTCGTACGAGCGTATAAAAAATCAGTGCGGAGTTTTTGAATTAGAGAATTTAATAGGTCAAGAATTGATACTTATACGCGCTAGATATGCTTATCAAGATTTATTAGAACACTTCAACGATAATTACAGACCTGAAATAATAGATTTTTCGTTATCTCTAATGGAGGTATCAGAAGATGAAGAAAGTGTTTAAGAAACCTAGAATTACAACTAAACGTTTAAATACGCGTGTTCATTTTTATAAGTATACTGAAAATAATGGTCCAGAAGCTGGAGAAAAAGAAGAAAAATTATTATATAGCTGTTGGGCGAGTATTGATGGTGTCTGGTTACGTGAATTAGAACAAGCTATCTCAAACGGAACGCAAAATGACATTAAATTGTATATTCGTGATCCGCAAGGTGATTATTTACCCAGTGAAGAACATTATCTTGAAATTGAATCAAGATATTTCAAAAATCGTTTGAATATAAAGCAAGTATCACCAGATTTGGATAATAAAGACTTTATTATGATTCGTGGAGGATATAGTTCATGAGTGTGAAAGTGACAGGTGATAAAGCATTAGAAAGAGAATTAGAAAAACATTTTGGCATAAAAGAGATGGTAAAAGTTCAAGATAAGGCGTTAATAGCTGGTGCTAAGGTAATTGTTGAAGAAATAAAAAAACAACTCAAACCTTCAGAAGACTCAGGAGCACTGATTAGTGAGATTGGTCGTACTGAACCTGAATGGATAAAGGGGAAACGTACTGTTACAATTAGGTGGCGTGGGCCTTTTGAACGATTTAGAATAGTACATTTAATTGAAAATGGTCATGTTGAGAAAAAGTCAGGAAAATTTGTAAAACCTAAAGCTATGGGTGGGATTAATAGAGCAATAAGACAAGGGCAAAATAAGTATTTTGAGACGCTAAAAAGGGAGTTGAAAAAATTGTGATTGATATTTTGTACAAAGTTCATGAAGTGATTAGTCAAGACAGAATTATTAGAGAGCACGTAAATATCAATAATATTAAGTTCAATAAATACCCTAATGTAAAAGATACTGATGTACCTTTTATTGTTATTGACGATATCGACGACCCAATACCTACAACTTATACTGACGGAGATGAGTGTGCATATAGTTATATTGTCCAAATAGATGTTTTTGTTAAGTACAATGATGAATATAATGCGAGAATTATAAGAAATAAGATATCTAATCGCATTCAAAAGTTATTATGGTCTGAACTAAAAATGGGAAATGTTTCAAATGGAAAACCGGAATATATAGAAGAATTTAAAACATATAGAAGCTCTCGCGTTTACGAGGGCATTTTTTATAAGGAGGAAAATTAAATGGCAGTAAAACATGCAAGTGCGCCAAAGGCGTATATTAACATTACTGGTTTAGGTTTCGCTAAATTAACGAAAGAAGGCGCGGAATTAAAATATAGTGATATTACAAAAACAAGAGGATTACAAAAAATTGGTGTTGAAACTGGTGGAGAACTAAAAACAGCTTATGCTGATGGCGGTCCAATTGAATCAGGGAATACAGACGGAGAAGGTAAAATCTCATTACAAATGCATGCGTTCCCTAAAGAGATTCGCAAAATTGTTTTTAATGAAGATTATGATGAAGATGGCGTTTACGAAGAGAAACAAGGTAAACAAAACAATTACGTAGCTGTATGGTTCAGACAAGAGCGTAAAGACGGTACATTTAGAACAGTTTTATTACCTAAAGTTATGTTTACAAATCCTAAAATCGATGGAGAAACGGCTGAGAAAGATTGGGATTTCTCAAGTGAAGAGGTTGAAGGTGAGGCACTTTTCCCTTTAGTTGATAATAAAAAGTCAGTACGTAAGTATATCTTTGATTCAGCTAACATGACAAATCATGATGGAGACGGTGAAAAAGGCGAAGAGGCTTTCTTAAAGAAAATTTTAGGCGAAGAATATACTGGAAACGTGACAGAGGGTAACGAAGAAACTTTGTAACAAAACCGGCTTCATCGGAAACTGCGGTAAAGTCGGTTAATATACCAGATAGCATTAAAACACTTAAAGTTGGCGACACATACGATTTAAATGTTGTAGTAGAGCCATCTAATCAAAGTAAGTTATTGAAATACACAACAGATCAAACGAATATTGTATCAATCAATAGTGATGGTCAAGTTACTGCGGAAGCACAAGGCATTGCTACGGTTAAAGCAACAGTTGGTAATATGAGTGACACTATAACAATAAATGTAGAAGCATAAGAGGGGGCAACCCCTCTATTTTATTTGAAAATAAGGAGAGTATTATAAAATGGCAAAATTAAAACGTAACATTATTCAATTAGTAGAAGACCCGAAAGCAAATGAAATTAAATTACAAACGTACTTAACACCACACTTCATTTCATTTGAAATTGTATACGAAGCAATGGATTTAATCGATGATATTGAGGACGAAAATAGCACGATGAAACCAAGAGAAATCGCTGACAGATTGATGGATATGGTTGTAAAAATTTACGATAACCAATTCACAGTTAAAGACCTAAAAGAACGTATGCATGCACCTGATGGAATGAATGCACTTCGTGAACAAGTAATTTTCATTACTCAAGGTCAGCAAACTGAGGAAACTAGAAATTTTATCCAGAACATGAAATAAAGCCTGAAGATTTAACATATAAAGCAATGTTGAAAAATATGGATACTCTCATGATGGACTTAATTGAAAATGGTAAAGACGCTAACGAAGTTTTAAAAATGCCATTTCATTATGTACTTTCCATATATCAAAATAAAAACAATGACATTTCTGAAGAAAAAGCAGAGGCTTTAATTGATGCGTTTTAACCTTAACCGTTTGGTTAGGGTTATTTTTTTGAACTTTTTTAGAAAGGAGGTAAAAAATGGGAGAAAGAATAAAAGGTTTATCTATAGGTTTGGATTTAGATGCAGCAAATTTAAATAGATCATTTGCAGAAATCAAACGAAACTTTAAAACTTTAAATTCTGACTTAAAATTAACAGGCAACAACTTCAAATATACCGAAAAATCAACTGATAGTTACAAACAAAGGATTAAAGAACTTGATGGAACTATCACAGGTTATAAGAAAAACGTTGATGATTTAGCCAAGCAATATGACAAGGTATCTCAAGAACAGGGCGAAAACAGTGCAGAAGCTCAAAAGTTACGACAAGAATATAACAAACAAGCAAATGAGCTGAATTATTTAGAAAGAGAATTACAAAAAACATCAGCCGAATTTGAAGAGTTCAAAAAAGCTCAAGTTGAAGCTCAAAGAATGGCAGAAAGTGGCTGGGGAAAAACCAGTAAAGTTTTTGAAAGTATGGGACCTAAATTAACAAAAATGGGTGATGGTTTAAAATCCATTGGTAAAGGTTTGATGATTGGGGTAACTGCACCTGTTTTAGGTATTGCAGCAGCATCAGGAAAAGCTTTTGCAGAAGTTGATAAAGGTTTAGATACAGTTACCCAAGCAACAGGAGCAACCGGCGGAGAGCTTAAGAAGTTGCAGAATTCATTTAAAGATGTTTATGGCAACTTTCCAGCAGACGCTGAGACTGTAGGCGGTGTTTTAGGGGAAGTTAACACAAGGTTAGGTTTCACTGGCAAAGAACTTGAGAGTGCCACAGAGTCATTCTTGAAATTTAGTCACATAACAGGTTCTGACGGCGTACAAGCCGTTCAATTAATTACGCGTGCAATGGGTGATGCAGGTATTGAAGCTGATGAGTATCAAAGTGTACTTGATATGGTAGCGAAAGCAGCACAGGCTAGCGGTATAAGTGTTGATACATTAGCTGATAGCATTACTAAATACGGTGCTCCAATGAGGGCTATGGGCTTTGAGATGAAAGAATCAATCGCTTTATTCTCTCAATGGGAGAAATCAGGTGTTAATACTGAAATAGCCTTCAGTGGTTTGAAAAAAGCTATATCCAATTGGGGTAAAGCGGGTAAAGACCCAAGAGAAGAATTTAAGAAGACATTAGCAGAAATTGAAAGGACACCGGATATAGCTAGCGCAACAAGTTTAGCGATTGAAGCATTTGGTGCAAAAGCAGGTCCTGATTTAGCAGATGCTATTAAAGGCGGTCGCTTTAGTTACCAAGAGTTCTTAAAAACTATCGAAGATTCGCAAGGAACGGTCAATCAGACATTTAAAGATTCTGAAAGTGGCTCCGAAAGATTTAAAGTAGCAATGAATAAACTTAAATTAGTAGGTGCTGATGTATGGGCTTCTATTGAAAGTGCGTTTGCTCCAGTCATGGAAGAATTAATCAAAAAGCTATCTGTAGCAGTTGATTGGTTTTCAAGTTTAAGTGATGGATCTAAAAGGTCGATTGTTATATTCGGTGGTATTGCTGCTGCAATTGGTCCTGTAGTTTTTGGATTAGGTGCATTCATAAGCACAATTGGCAACGCAGTAACTGTATTAGCTCCATTATTAGCTAGTATTGTAAAGGCTGGCGGATTGATTAGTTTTTTATCAACTAAAGTGCCTATTTTAGGAACAGTCTTCACAGCATTAACTGGTCCAATTGGTATCGTGTTAGGTGTACTGGCTGGTTTAGCAGTCGCATTTACAATAGCTTATAAGAAATCTGAAACATTCAGAAATTTTGTTAATGGTGCAATTAACAGTGTTAAACAAACGTTTAGTAATTTCATTCAATTTATCCAACCTTTCATTGATTCCGTTAAAAACGTCTTTAAACAAGCGGTTTCAGCAATCGTTGATTTCGCTAAAGATATTTGGAGTCAAATTAATGGATTCTTTAATGAAAACGGAATTTCTATTGTTCAAGCGCTTCAAAATATATGCAATTTTATCAAAGCTATATTTGAATTTATCTTAAATTTTGTAATTAAACCAATCATGTTTGCGATTTGGCAAGTGATGCAATTTATTTGGCCGGCGGTTAAAGCCTTGATTGTCAGTACTTGGGAGAATATAAAAGGAGTAATACAAGGTGCTTTAAATATCATACTTGGCTTTATTAAGTTCTTTTCAAGTTTATTCACTGGTAATTGGCGAGGTGTTTGGGACGGTATTGTGATGATACTAAAAGGCACTGTGCAGTTAATTTGGAATTTAATACAACTGTGGTTTGTAGGTAAGATTCTAGGTGTTGTTAGATACTTTGGTGGATTGCTTAAAGGTTTAATATCCGGTATCTGGGGTGTTATCAAAGGTATTTTCACAAAATCATTATCTGCAATTTGGAATGCAACGAAAAGTATTTTTGGTTTCTTATACAATAGTGTTAAATCTATTTTCACTAATATGAAAAACTGGTTATCTAGTACGTGGAATAATATCAAAAGCAATACCGTCGGCAAGGCTCATTCGTTATTTACGGGTGTAAGGTCTAAATTCACAAGTTTATGGAATGCGACGAAAGATATATTTACTAAATTAAGAAATTGGATGTCAAACATCTGGAACTCTATTAAAGATAACACGGTAGGTATAGCGGGTCGCTTATGGGATAGAGTGCGTAACATCTTTGGAAGCATGCGTGACGGTTTAAAATCTATCATTAGTAAAATTAAAGATCATATCGGTGGTATGGTAGACGCTGTTAAAAGAGGTCTTAATAAATTAATTGAAGGTTTAAACTGGGTCGGTGGTAAGTTGGGTATGGACAAAATACCGAAGTTACACACTGGTACTGAACATACACATACTACTACAAGATTAGTTAAGAACGGTAAGATTGCACGTGACACATTCGCTACAGTTGGGGATAAGGGACGCGGAAATGGTCCAAATGGTTTCAGAAATGAAATGATTGAATTCCCTAATGGTAAACGTGTAATCACACCAAATACAGATACTACGGCTTATTTACCTAAAGGCTCAAAAGTATACAACGGGGCACAAACTTATTCAATGTTAAACGGAACGCTTCCGAGATTTAGTTTAGGTACTATGTGGAAAGATATTAAATCTGGTGCATCATCGGCATTTAACTGGACAAAAGATAAAATAGGTAAAGGTACCAAATGGCTTGGCGATAAAGTTGGCGATGTTTTAGATTTTATGGAAAATCCAGGCAAACTTTTAAATTATATACTTGAAGCTTTTGGAATTGATTTCAATTCTTTAACTAAAGGTATGGGAATTGCAGGCGACATAACAAAAGCTGCATGGTCTAAGATTAAGAAAAGTGCTACTGATTGGATAAAAGAAAATTTAGAAGCTATGGGCGGTGGCGATTTAGTCGGTGGAATATTAGACCCTGACAAAATTAATTATCATTATGGACGTACCGCAGCTTATACCGCTGCAACTGGAAGACCATTTCATGAAGGTGTCGATTTTCCATTTGTATATCAAGAAGTTAGAACGCCGATGGGTGGCAGACTTACAAGAATGCCATTTATGTCTGGTGGTTATGGTAATTATGTAAAAATTACTAGTGGCGTTATCGATATGCTATTTGCGCATTTGAAAAACTTTAGCAAATCACCACCTAGTGGCACGATGGTAAAGCCCGGTGATGTTGTTGGTTTAACTGGTAATACCGGATTTAGTACAGGACCACATTTACATTTTGAAATGAGGAGAAATGGAAGACATTTTGACCCTGAACCATATTTAAGGAATGCTAAGAAAAAAGGTAGGTTATCAATTGGTGGCGGTGGCGCTACTTCTGGAAGTGGTGCAACTTATGCCAGCCGAGTAATCCGACAAGCACAAAGTATTTTAGGAGGACGTTATAAAGGTAAGTGGATTCATGACCAGATGATGCGAGTTGCAAAGCGCGAAAGTAACTATCAATCAAATGCAGTGAATAATTGGGACATTAATGCTCAAAGAGGAGACCCGTCTAGAGGATTATTCCAAATTATCGGCTCAACTTTTAGAGCTAACGCTAAACGAGGGTACACTAATTATAATAATCCAGTACATCAAGGTATCTCAGCAATGCAGTACATTGTTAGACGATATGGTTGGGGTGGTTTTAAACGTGCTGGTGATTACGCATATGCTACAGGTGGAAAAGTTTTTGATGGTTGGTATAACTTAGGTGAAGACGGTCATCCAGAATGGATTATTCCAACAGATCCAGCTCGTAGAAATGATGCAATGAAGATTTTGCATTATGCAGCAGCAGAAGTAAGAGGGAAAAAAGCGAGTAAAAATAAGCGTCCTAGCCAATTATCAGACTTAAACGGGTTTGATGATCCTAGCTTATTATTGAAAATGATTGAACAACAGCAACAACAAATAGCTTTATTACTGAAAATAGCACAATCTAACGATGTGATTGCAGATAAAGATTATCAGCCGATTATTGACGAATACGCTTTTGATAAAAAGGTGAACGCGTCTATAGAAAAGCGAGAAAGGCAAGAATCAACAAAAGTAAAGTTTAGAAAAGGAGGAATTGCTATTCAATGATAGACACTATTAAAGTGAACAACAAAACAATTCCTTGGTTGTATGTCGAAAGAGGGTTTGAAATACCCTCTTTTAATTATGTTTTAAAAACAGAAAATGTAGATGGACGTTCGGGGTCTATATATAAAGGGCGTAGGCTTGAATCTTATAGTTTTGATATACCTTTGGTGGTACGTAATGACTATTTATCTCACAACGGTATTAAAACACATGATGACGTCTTGAATGAATTAGTAAAGTTTTTTAACTACGAGGAACAAGTTAAATTACAATTTAAATCTAAAGATTGGTACTGGAACGCTTATTTTGAAGGACCAATAAAGCTGCACAAAGAATTTACAATACCTGTTAAGTTCACTATCAAAGTAGTACTAACAGACCCTTACAAATATTCAGTAACAGGAAATAAAAATACTGCGATTTCAGACCAAGTTTCAGTTGTAAATAGTGGGACTGCTGACACTCCTTTAATTGTTGAAGCCCGAGCAATTAAATCATCTAGTTACTTTATGATCACTAAAAATGATGAAGATTATTTTATGGTTGGTGATGATGAGGTAACCAAAGAAGTTAAGGATTACATGCCTCCTGTTTATCATAGTGAGTTTCGTGATTTCAAAGGTTGGACTAAGATGATTACTGAAGATATTCCAAGTAATGATTTAGGTGGTAAGGTCGGCGGTGATTTTGTGATATCCAATCTTGGCGAAGGATATAAAGCAACTAATTTTCCTGATGCAAAAGGTTGGGTTGGTGCTGGCACGAAACGAGGGCTCCCTAAAGCGATGACAGATTTTCAAATTACCTATAAATGTATTGTTGAACAAAAAGGTAAAGGTGCCGGAAGAACAGCACAACATATTTATGATAGTGATGGTAAGTTACTTGCTTCTATTGGTTATGAAAATAAATATCATGATAGAAAAATAGGACATATTGTTGTTACGTTGTATAACCAAAAAGGAGACCCCAAAAAGATATACGACTATCAGAATAAACCGATAATGTATAACTTGGACAGAATCGTTGTTTATATGCGGCTCAGAAGAGTAGGTAATAAATTTTCTATTAAAACTTGGAAATTTGATCACATTAAAGACCCAGATAGACGTAAACCTATTGATATGGATGAGAAAGAGTGGATAGATGGCGGTAAGTTTTATCAGCGTCCAGCTTCTATCATAGCTATCTATAGTGCGAAGTATAACGGTTATAAGTGGATGGAGATGAATGGATTAGGTTCATTCAATACGGAGATTCTACCGAAACCGAAAGGCGCAAGGGATGTCATTATACAAAAAGGTGATTTAGTGAAAATAGATATGCAAGCAAAAAGTGTTGTCATCAATGAGGAACCAATGTTGAGCGAGAAATCGTTTGGAAGTAATTATTTCAATGTTGATTCTGGGTACAGTGAATTAATCATACAACCTGAAAACGTCTTTGATACGACGGTTAAATGGCAAGATAGATATTTATAGAAAGGAGATGAGAGTGTGATACATGTTTTAGATTTTAACGACAAGATTATAGATTTCCTTTCTACTGATGACCCTTCCTTAGTTAGAGCGATTCATAAACGTAATGTTAATGACAATTCAGAAATGCTTGAACTGCTCATATCATCAGAAAGAGCTGAAAAGTTCCGTAAACGACATCGTGTTATTATAAGGGATTCAAACAAACAATGGCGTGAATTTATTATTAACCGGGTTCAAGATACGATGGACGGCTACACAGAGATAGAATGTATAGCGTCTTATCTTGCTGATATAACAACAGCTAAACCGTATGCACCAGGAAAATTTGAGAAAAAGACAACTTCAGAAGCATTGAAAGATGTGTTGAGCGATACAGGTTGGGAAGTTTCTGAACAAACCGAATACGATGGCTTACGTACTACGTCATGGACTTCTTATCAAACTAGATATGAAGTTTTAAAGCAATTATGTACAACCTATAAAATGGTTTTAGATTTTTATATTGAGCTTAGCTCTAATACCGTCAAAGGTAGATATGTAGTACTCAAAAAGAAAAACAGCTTATTCAAAGGTAAAGAAATTGAATATGGTAAAGATTTAGTCGGGTTAACTAGGAAGATTGATATGTCAGAAATCAAAACAGCATTAATTGCTGTGGGACCTGAAAATGACAAAGGGAAGCGTTTAGAGCTAGTTGTGACAGATGACGAAGCGCAAAGTCAATTCAACCTACCTATGCGCTATGTTTGGGGGATATATGAACCACAATCAGATGATCAAAATATGAATGAAACACGATTAAGTTCTTTAGCCAAAACAGAGTTAAATAAACGTAAGTCGGCAGTTATGTCATATGAGATTACTTCTACTGATTTGGAAGTTACGTATCCGCACGAGATTATATCAATTGGCGATACAGTCAGAGTAAAACATAGAGATTTTAACCCGCCATTGTATGTAGAGGCAGAAGTTATTGCTGAAGAATATAACATAATTTCAGAAAATAGCACATATACATTCGGTCAACCTAAAGAGTTCAAAGAATCAGAATTACGAGAAGAGTTTAACAAGCGATTAAACCTAATACACCAAAAATTAAACGACAATATTAGCAATATCAATACTATAGTAAAAGATATTGTAGATGGTGAATTAGAATACTTTGAACGCAAAATTCATAAAAGTGATACACCGCCAGAAAATCCAGTCAATGATACGCTTTGGTATGATACAAGTAACCCTGATGTTGCTGTCTTGCGTAGATATTGGAATGGTCGATGGATTGAAGCAACACCAAATGATGTTGAAAAATTAGGTGGTATAACAAGAGAGAAAGCGCTATTCAGTGAATTAAACAATATTTTTATTAATTTATCTATACAACACGCTAGTCTTTTGTCAGAAGCTACAGAATTACTGAATAGCGAGTACTTAGTAGATAATGATTTGAAAGCGGACTTACAAGCAAGTTTAGACGCTGTGATTGATGTTTATAATCAAATTAAAAATAATTTAGAATCTATGACACCCGAAACTGCAACGATTGGTCGGTTGGTAGATACAAAAACTTTATTTCTTGAGTATAGAAAGAAATTACAAGATGTTTATACAGATGTAGAAGATGTCAAAATCGCCATTTCAGATAGATTTAAATTATTACAGTCACAATACACTGATGAAAAATATAAAGAAGCGTTGGAAATAATAGCAACAAAATTTGGTTTAACGGTGAATGAAGATTTGCAGTTAGTCGGAGAACCTAATGTTGTTAAATCAGCTATTGAAGCAGCTAGAGAATCCACAAAAGAACAATTACGTGACTATGTAAAAACATCGGACTATAAAACAGACAAAGACGGTATTGTTGAACGTTTAGATACTGCTGAAGCTGAGAGAACGACTTTAAAAGGTGAAATCAAAGATAAAGTTACGTTAAACGAATATCGAAACGGATTGGAAGAACAAAAACAATATACTGATGACCAGTTAAGTGATTTGTCCAATAATCCTGAGATTAAAGCAAGTATTGAACAAGCAAATCAAGAAGCGCAAGAAGCTTTAAAATCATACATTGATGCTCAAGATGATCTTAAAGAGAAGGAATCGCAAGCGTATGCTGATGGTAAAATTTCGGAAGAAGAGCAACGCGCTATACAAGATGCTCAAGCTAAACTTGAAGAGGCAAAACAAAACGCAGAACTAAAGGCTAGAAACGCTGAAAAGAAAGCTAATGTTTATACAGACAACAAGGTCAAAGAAAGCACAGATGCACAGAGGAAAACATTGACTCGCTATGGTTCTCAAATTATACAAAATGGTAAGGAAATCAAATTAAGAACTACTAAAGAAGAGTTTAATGCAACCAATCGTACACTTTCAAATATATTAAACGAGATTGTTCAAAACGTTACAGATGGAACAACAATCAGATATGATGATAACGGAGTGGCTCAAGCTTTGAATGTGGGGCCACGTGGTATTAGATTAAATGCTGATAAAATTGATATTAACGGTAATAGAGAAATAAACCTTCTTATCCAAAATATGCGAGATAAAGTAGATAAAACCGATATTGTCAACAGCCTTAATTTATCAAGAGAGGGTCTTGATATCAATGTTAATAGAATTGGAATTAAAGGCGGTGACAATAACAGATATGTTCAAATACAGAATGATTCTATTGAACTAGGTGGTATTGTGCAACGTACTTGGAGAGGGAAACGTTCAACAGACGATATTTTTACGCGACTGAAAGACGGTCACCTAAGATTTAGAAATAACACCGCTGGCGGTTCACTTTATATGTCACATTTTGGTATTTCGACTTATATTGATGGTGAAGGTGAAGACGGTGGTTCATCTGGTACGATTCAATGGTGGGATAAAACTTACAGTGATAGTGGCATGAATGGTATAACAATCAATTCCTATGGTGGTGTCGTTGCACTAACGTCAGATAATAATCGGGTTGTTCTGGAGTCTTACGCTTCATCGAATATCAAAAGCAAACAGGCACCGGTGTATTTATATCCAAACACAGACAAAGTGCCTGGATTAAACCGATTTGCATTCACGCTGTCTAATGCAGATAATGCTTATTCGAGTGACGGTTATATTATGTTTGGTTCTGATGAGAACTATGATTACGGTGCGGGTATCAGGTTTTCTAAAGAAAGAAATAAAGGTCTTGTTCAAATTGTTAATGGACGATATGCAACAGGTGGAGATACAACAATCGAAGCAGGGTATGGCAAATTTAATATGCTGAAACGACGTGATGGTAATAGGTATATTCATATACAGAGTACAGACCTACTGTCTGTAGGTTCAGATGATGCAGGAGATAGGATAGCTTCTAACTCAATTTATAGACGTACTTATTCGGCCGCAGCTAATTTGCATATTACTTCTGCTGGCACAATTGGGCGTTCGACATCAGCGCGTAAATACAAGTTATCTATCGAAAATCAATATAACGATAGAGATGAACAACTGGAACATTCAAAAGCTATTCTTAACTTACCTATTAGAACGTGGTTTGATAAAGCTGAGTCTGAAATTTTAGCTAGAGAGCTGAGAGAAGATAGAAAATTATCGGAAGACACCTATAAACTTGATAGATACGTAGGTTTGATTGCTGAAGAGGTGGAGAATTTAGGATTAAAAGAGTTTGTCACGTATGATGACAAAGGAGAAATTGAAGGTATAGCGTATGATCGTCTATGGATTCATCTTATCCCTGTTATCAAAGAACAACAACTAAGAATCAAGAAATTGGAGGAGTCAAAGAATGCAGGATAACAAACAAGGATTACAAGCTAATCCTGAATATACAATTCATTATTTATCACAGGAAATTATGAGGTTAACACAAGAAAACGCGATGTTAAAAGCGTATATACAAGAAAATAAAGAAAATCAACAATGTGCTGAGGAAGAGTAATCCTTAGCACTATTTTTATACAAAAATTTAAGGAGGTCATTTAATTATGGCAAAAGAAATTATCAACAATACAGAAAGGTTTATTTTAGTACAAATCGACAAAGAAGGTACAGAACGTGTAGTATATCAAGATTTCACAGGAAGTTTTACAACTTCTGAAATGGTTAACCATGCTCAAGATTTTAAATCTGAAGAAAACGCTAAGAAAATTGCGGAGACGTTAAATTTGTTATATCAATTAACTAACAAAAAACAACGTGTGAAAGTAGTTAAAGAAGTAGTTGAAAGATCAGATTTATCTCCAGAGGTAACAGTTAACACTGAAACAGTATGAAAAGCTATGAGTTAGATACTCATAATCTTTATTCTTTTAGAAAGCGGGTGTACTGAATTGGGGTGGTTCAAAAAACACGAACATGAATGGCGCATCAGAAGGTTAGAAGAGAATGATAAAACAATGCTCAGCACACTCAACGAAATTAAATTAGGTCAAAAAACCCAAGAGCAAGTTAACATTAAATTAGATAAAACCTTAGATGCTATTCAAAAAGAAAGAGAAATAGATGAAAAGAATAAGAAAGAAAATGATAAGAACATACGTGATATGAAAATGTGGGTGCTTGGTTTAGTTGGGACAATATTTGGGTCGCTAATTATAGCATTATTGCGTATGCTTATGGGCATATAAGAGAGGTGAATAAAATGTTTAAACTAATCTTTGGTTATAGTTTCTGGACATGTTTTTGGTTCGGTAAATGTAAATAAGTTTTAGTCAGTGCTTCGGTACTGACTTTTTATTTATTGTTGTAATTATGGTAATATGCAGAAGTGAGCAAGTTGGATAGATGGTGGCTATCTGAGTATAAGGAGGTGGTGCCTATGGTGGCATTACTGAAATCTTTAGAAAGGAGACGCCTAATGATTACAATTAGTACCATGTTGCAGTTTGGTTTATTCCTTATTGCATTGATAGGTCTAGTAATCAAGCTTATTGAATTAAGCAATAAAAAATAACCATCGCTAACTTTGGCTGGTTTCGATGGTTAAATGGTTATTAATTTAATCTTTAATCTAAAATAGCCACCGTCTTTTTAACGGGCTCATTAGGGTAACATGTTTGCGCATGTTGCCCTTTTTCTATATATAAATTAACACACCATAATATAAATATCAAATAGACGGCTTATTAGTCGTCTTTTTATTTTGGATAAAAGGAGATAAGAATATGATTAATTGGAAAATTAGAATGAAACAAAAATCATTTTGGGTAGCGATATTGTCAGCTATCTTTTTATTTGCTCAAAACATCGCAAAAGCTATTGGGTATGATATCCAAGTTTATACAGAGCAATTAACAGACGGTTTAAACGCTATATTAGGATTTTTAGTATTAACTGGTGTGATTCAAGACCCGACTACTAAAGGTATAGGTGATAGCCACCAAGCTTTAGAATATGAAGAACCAAGAAGAAAATACTAGGAGGTAAAATAATGAAAACATACAGTGAAGCAAGAGCAAGGTTACGTTGGTATCAAGGTAGATATATTGATTTTGACGGTTGGTATGGTTACCAATGTGCAGATTTAGCAGTTGATTACATTTATTGGTTGTTAGAAATTAGAATGTGGGGAAATGCAAAAGATGCAATCAATAACGATTTTAAAAACATGGCAACAGTATATGAAAACACACCATCGTTTGTTCCACAAATAGGTGATGTGGCTGTATTTACCAAAGGAATATATAAACAATACGGTCATATTGGTTTAGTGTTTAATGGTGGTAATACAAATCAATTTTTAATTTTGGAACAGAACTATGACGGTAACGCAAATACGCCTGCAAAGTTACGTTGGGATAATTATTACGGCTGTACTCACTTTATTAGACCTAAGTATAAAAGTGAGGGCTTAATGAATAAGATCACAAATAAAGTTAAACCACCTGCTCAAAAAGCAGTCGGTAAATCTGCAAGTAAAATAACAGTTGGAAGTAAAGCACCTTATAACCTTAAATGGTCAAAAGGTGCTTATTTTAATGCGAAAATCGACGGCTTAGGTGCTACTTCAGCCACTAGATACGGTGATAATCGTACTAACTATAGATTCGATGTTGGACAGGCTGTATACGCGCCTGGAACATTAATATATGTGTTTGAAATTATAGATGGTTGGTGTCGCATTTATTGGAACAATCATAATGAGTGGATATGGCATGAGAGATTGATTGTGAAAGAAGTGTTTTAATATAATGTTTGCTTAAATGTTGTATTGTGATATAATAACATTATTCTTTAGATAACATTACTCTCAAGATTTAAATGTGCATAACAGGCAGGTACTTCGGTACTTGCCTATTTTTTTATGTTATAATTACATGCGTATATAGTAGGAGTGAACTATATAGCCCGGCAGAGGCCATATATCTGGCTGTTGGTCTCACAGGAGACATCTTCCTTGTCATCACTCGATACATATATCTTGATAACATAGAGTTGTTACAGTCGCTACACCACCCATACTAGTTACTGGGTGGTTGTTTTTTATTTTAATGATTGACATATTAATAGTGGTTGGATTACTATTTAAATATAAACGACAACGCCCCCACCCTTTTTTAGGCAGACAAGTTCTGACGTGGGGGTATTTTTTGTGTTCGTTTATATGTTCGGTCTACCTCTTTTTGTGTAAGTTGTGTATTATATATGTAATTGTGCTAATTAATCGGAGGATAGATATGGTGAAAATATTAACAGAGATTACGAGTAGAGTCGGTAATGGTGTAACAACACCGTATTATGCAATGATAGACTCTTTGGCTGTAGTAGTTAAATCGATTAACAATAACGAAGGGTTTTATGCTTTATTCAATGAAGCAGTAGGTTATTTTATTGCAGAGAGGTTAGACTTTTCACATCCTGATTTTGGATTTGCACAGTATAAATCTGATTTAACGATAAATCGCATACCAAATGATTCGAGTTTCAATGACAAGGAAATATTTACATATACTGTTTTAGAAAATTCAGTTATACACATAGAAGGACCAGGTATGATTAATACAATTGATAATAAAGATATTATTGAATTGATAATATTTGATTCATTCATATCTAATACAGACAGAAATAAAGGTAACATATTAATTAAAATGCCTAAAAAAGGACAAAAAGCCAAGTTATTCCCTTTGGATTATACACATATTTTTCCAGGTGAATGCATTTGGTTTGATGTTTTAAAAAGAGGGAATCCATCGATAGAAAAAATGGTAGAAGATGTTTTTCAAACTGGAAACTATCAATTGTTATTAGAAAATAAAAGTTTTGACCCTATAGAGATACGAAAAATCGGCTATGAAATTAAGAAAAAATTAGTGAATATTGACATGGATGATATAATCAGTTCTATGCCTAATGAAATTAGTGTTGGTCATTCAAAACAAGATATTTACTTGTTGAAAAAGTTTATCGAAAGAAATATTAGTGAATTTGATGATATAATAGAAGAAATAACGAAACATTTAGTGAGGTGATGAAAAGTGTATAAAGTAAAGTATTCAAGTTTTAACTACTATCCAGATATTCTATTGATTTCTAATATTGCTGTAGGTGTTATTTTTCAAATAGAAGGTAATAATGGTTATTATGCAAATGAATTCAATCTAATGCAAAGAAAAAACAAACTTTTTAGTTTTGACGAAGAGCTTGACAAAGATTTTACAAAAATGTTTTTAAAATCGATAAGGGAAAACTTTCTTAATTTTAAAGGTGAAATAAAAGAATTCACTAGATTCTATGTAAATAATTTTAAATTTACTAATATACAAATTAGAAACTTTGATAGTCTAGATGAAGCTAAAGCATTTATAGAAGATACTACGAAATACATTTTGCATCCTACTCAAGAAGCTGGAAATAAAATGACTGAAGCAGAAAAGAGGGAATATATAAATAACTATTTACTTAAGACTTTTAGCACTGTGCAAAAATCTTATGTATTCAAAGGTGCCAAAAACCGAGATAAAATAACTGTTGATTTTATGGTTGAAGACCATACAGGAAAAAAAATAGGTTATAAAGTTATAAATAATTCTCCTCAAGCGCTATTTAACATTAGATCTTATGTAGCTCATGCATGGTTTAATAAAGAAAATCTCACATTTATTATGGATGATGATATGGAAAGCGAGCAAAGATACGTGAATAGTTTAACTAGAGAATTCAACAATGAAGCAGAGATAAACGCTATATTAAAAAAAGATTTAGTTACACAATAA